CTGGGTGAGCGTGACCTGCTGAATGGATACGACCCCGGACGGACTGAGCAACACGTAACCGATCAATAGGTTCGTCGCGGGCACCGCCGGCAATGGTGGCACCGGGCCTTCCACCCCAGGGATCGGCCCAACCAGACACACCCGTTCCTGCAACATCGATACCGATTCGGCTTGCGCCTGTCCGGTATCAGCATCGACCACAAAATTCCGCGACTCCGTATCAGCGGTGATGGTCTGGCCATAGGCGACGATGGCGATCTGCCGCTGCTGGGTTACCGGCATGGCCCCGGCAACAGTCTGGAAATCGATGGTCTGCGGATTATCAAATGAATACTGCTTGCCGCCCCAGTATAGGCGACCGACACTGATGGCTACCTGGGTCGATGCTGCCTTGGTGATCGACAATCCAACATAAGCATTGCCACGGTCAACCGCATCGGCCACAAGGTCGTCCATCGCATCATTGATGAACCCCTGCATATTGTTGAAGTCGCCCGCCTGGGTCTCCATGTTGTCCTCAAAGAGGACTGACTTGTAGGCCATTCGTATCACTCCTGTTGCGGAATGTGCTGCCCGGATAGGACAGACTTTATTGGTGGAATGAAGAGCGCTGATGTACCACGAAATTATCGCCGGTGCCGTCTGAACTACCGTCCAGCTCGATCTGATAGTTGGTCACTCCCGCCCCTACGTTGAACGTGTAGGTAAACTGATTGGTGATGCCATCCGGTAGCAATATCGGCCCGGTCAGCCCGTCCTTCGGCCGGGTGGTCGAACCGTAATGGACATGGCAATCGAGGGAATGATGCGAGGTCCAATTGGTGACGTTGACCAGCACCTTGATGCCGGCGGTAGTGGCACTGCACGGAATCGAGGTCGAGATATGATGGAAACCGGACGAGGACGGTCCTTGCAGTTTCACCTGACTATTAACGATGCTGAGCCCCGGCATCAGATCGCTGGTACCGGTGAAGATCGCCTCAAACGGCAATAGTGGGGCGTTACCGGTCAATGATGGCGCATTCGGATCATAGTTGAAAGTCTGCCATACGCCCCTGACCTGGATTGCGTAGTTCAGGTCGGTGGTCGGCGGAACGATGGCGTCGGCCAGTACGTCAATCGAGGCGATGCCCCCGGCCAGCTGCAATGATCGCAATTGCACCGGATAACGCAGTTGCCCACCCACCTGCCCGGCCTGCCCAGCCCAATTTCCCCAAGTCAAGTAATGCAACATGAAACGCAGGGTGCGTGGACCACCAGGAAACACATGCCAGTCACTAAACCCGTCGTACTCCCAGAAGTCGCCACCGTGCGTTTGATAGCAGACCGGGTTCAAGCTGACAGCAAACTGGTGCGCCGATGTGCTGGATAAATGGAAGTGATAACGTTTGCCCGCGGCGAGAAACACCGGATTGAAGTTGATGCGTAAAGGGTAGGCGTAAACCGGGTATCTTCGGAAATAGCCGTCAGGACCAGTCCATACGGCCACATTCGGCATCGATGCCGCTATCTCCAGACTACCGCTGATGATATCACCGGCATACACCGGGGCACCATAACAGGCCTGAATATCGGTGGCGCTCAACTCAATCTTACCCAAGGTACGATTTGGCTTTGGTTTACCGTTGGCATCACATTCGCTGATGACCACAGCCAACGGCTGGAAGTAACTCGCCACCATGCTCCACACAGTGATACCACCAAGCCAGCCGTCCTGAGCATTGAGGAAACTCTGGCCCATGAGGTTATGTGAATAACTATGGGAGAAGCTTACCTTGCTCCAGTAATCCCGATCGACATAGTCACGCCAATAGTACTGCCAACGGTCGCTCAGCCAGCGCGGATAGTCGGGGTCATCATCATCGTGTAAAACAACGATACCGTTGGACATCGATACCCAGGTATCGGTGTCGAAGCGCAAATTGTAATAGATCGGATCATAAGCCGACGCACTCTGTGGTCCGATACTAACCGGGGTCCAGGTCGGCCCGCAACGGTGACGGTAGCGCGCCCAGCCCAGACGGCGCGGAGTGAAACTCGGCCACATCGGGTGGTTGAGCAGCGGCTCGACGTCCCAGGTATGGTCAGGAAAGCCGCAATCCATACGTATCCGCATGCCGGACGGTTTGGGCAGGATATAACTGTTCTCAGTAGTGCCACCGGTGATCATCACATAGGCCTGGATGGTCGGCTCGGAGTTGTTAGCCAGGGCCAGCGCGGTGGTCTGAGTCGCGCCGACACCGAAGCGGATGCCCTCGGATACCTGCGCGTTGTAGAGCCCATCCAGCGTGGTACCGACCGCCGACTGGCTGGTGTCATAAAAGTTGTCAATACTGTCGAGCACATAGGCCGCTGGCTTCAGCAGCTGCTGCACGATCCAATTGACCAAGTCTACCAGCTTATTGAACGCGGTGAGAGTACAGTAGTTGCCAAAATCCGCAGCCAGCGCGGCCAACGCGTTCTGTAACGTTAAAATCTGGTTGGCGACCAGACCGAACTCGATCTCCAATGTGCCTAGCCTGGCATCCTGGTCCGCCAGATTAGGCAGCTGGGTATTGGTACTCTGCTGGATGGTTACCACACCCTCTGTGCTCAATAACACATAGCCAATCAGCAGGTTGGTATTTGGGACCGTTGGAAACGACGGGCTCGGTGACTCGACCCCAGGAAGTGTATTGATGTTACATACCTGCTGTCGCCACATCGACACCGATTCGGTCTGTGTCTGTCCACTATCGGGGTCGATTACAAAATTACGCGATTCGAGGTCACTGGATACGACCTGCGGAGCGGCAATGATGGCCACCTGCCGCTGCTGGGTGACCGGCATCGCCCCTGGCACCGTCTGGAAATCGATGATATACGGGTCTTCCAACTCGTACACCACGCCGGCCCAGTACAGGCGGCCGGTGTTGACCTGCACCTGAGTGATCCCGACCTTGCTGATTCCCATACCAACATAACGGGCGCTGTAATCAAATGCATCGAAGACGAATTCATTGATCGACTGGCCGATGAATGCCTGGGTATTGTTGAAGTCGACGGCAATCGCTTCCATATTGTCTTCGAACAGAACCTGCTTGTAGACCATTGCTCAGCTCTCCTCACCAGCTGCTGATGACGTATTGGCCGAATGAGAACGTGCCATCAAGCACCGTGATATCGGCAAATTGGATCGGCCGTCTAACCTTGGTATCGATCACAATCGTGTCGCGCAGCGCCATCGACGCGGTCACCGCACGCCGCACCTGCTCGATCCGCTTGGTATTCTTCGGCGGGAAGTACCAGCCCTTACCGATGAACCGGCCAGCGTAGACGTAGGTGTTGGGCCAATGGAACGGTGCATCGATGATCGCCTTGGCCGAATACTTGGGGATGCCGAACCGCGCCCGTCCCATATAAGTGCGCGCCCAGCGCTGGTCCGGTTGTCGGGTCGGGTCGAACAGATACCAGCGCTCGTACAGGTGCTGCCAGGCATTCGACTTGGGAAAGAACTTCTTGCGCATCGGTTGCCCGCAGTAGAACTCGGTCGGCCGCATCGGATGGATTTCATGCACCAATTCCGGGCGCACATTAATCGGCTGCAGGCTAGGTAGGATGGTGTTGAACGTCGCCTGGAACTGAAACTCGGTCTTGGTATCGCGCGGTACTCGTATCACTCGCACATTGGAATGCCCGAGAATGGCCGCGTAGTTGCGCGACACGGTGACCACAGTATTAGGCGGGAACAGGAACCGCTTGGCATTCTCACCCGGATAGAACAAGTGCCGGGTATTGGCTGGCAGCGTGACCTCGTCATAGATGGTCGCCGGTGTACCGGGCACCGCCACCGCACTGATCGTGCGCACGGTCAACTGCGTCTCCAACCCAGTGCGTGGTTCGTACAGGGTGCACTTACGCAGATACAGCCCGCCAGCATTGTAATTGGTCGGGTAGAACGGTCGATACGGTCCCAGGAACCGACCGTTCTTGACGTAGATCGGATTGCCCTGCGGGTCGAGGGTCTTGCCACCCATATAGTTCAGCCACGGCAGCTGTGGGCGGGGTGCGTAGGGGTACAACCGTAACTGCGGGAACCGCGCGTAGTAGGCCTGGCGCTCGGCATCGGTCAGCGCCGATCCGGGATAGAACAGCGCCGGTGGACGAATCAGGTTCTTCAGCTTGGCATCGACTGCCTCGACCGCCATTTTCATGCCGAGGTCAGAGCCGCGGTAGTACTTGAACGTCCACTGGGAGGCGACCCATTGGCGTCGCTGTGGTTCGGCCCAGTCGTCCTCCCACAAATTGACGCCCATGGCCCAGGCAAGATATCCCAGGTTACGATAACTGATGGCCCATGGATCCCACTGGTCACGCACCAGCTCAGCGTAAGTCGCAATCAACCGGCCGGCATCGACGTCGGCCATGGCCTTTTCCAGCCCGGCGGCCTGGCGATACAAAACTTCGGAGCCGGCGGTCGGATAGATACCCGGGTTGACCGGGTCCGTAGTCATATACATATTGTAGATGGCGTCTGGCAGATCGATCTGCATGCCAGCAACGCCATTGAAATTTGCGGCGATAGCAATCCGCGTCGGGTAATGAATTGCCTTGACATAAGCCAGATACCAGGTCGGCTGCCAGCCGCCAGCCCCGGCGAAGGTGGCCGATAACAATCGCGCCTGCGGTACCCCGGCCTGCACTAGGTTTACGCTAGCAACCCCGCTGCCAGCTAGAGTAGCCACGATGCCACTACGCATCGCTGCCGTCGCCTGCAACGCGCCAGATCCGGCGAAGACCTGGGTCAGCGCTTGTAGCGCCCGCAATGACCCCTGTAATGACCCAGTGACAGAATAATTGGCCGAAAGCGACAGCTTATTGCTTTGCAATAAGGCCGCCTGCGCCGAGGCAATAGCGGCAAAGGCCGACGTAGTTACTGATTGGCGCCGGCCCAACAGCGCGGTGAGTGCGCCGCTACCGGCAAACAACGCATTGAGCTGATAAGTTATTCCGGTAATTGCACCAGCCGTATAAATCGAACCAATTTCGGTCGATGTCAGTGCGCGGTTATAAATCTGCAGGTCGTCAAGCAAACCAACAATAGGTGTAATAGCGCCGTTAAGTACGTCCTTGCCGATATTGGCATCGGCAAGCAGCGGCGTAATGCCACCACCGATCGTATCAGTGAATGTACAATCAGCGACCCCGTCAACGTAGATGGTGACGACCTGACCAGCCGTGCGGGTGAACGCAATGTGATGCCAGTTATTGTCGCTGACGGCAGTCGTTGATACAAGTACGCTTACGCCGCCAGCCCCACTGCTCGCCTGCAACACAACACTCGGAGTACCGGCGTTACCGCTAGCCCCGTTCCAACCAAGGCCGAAATGAATGATACCAGCGCTGGCGTCACGCAACTCTACGATTGCAGCCGTCGCAGCAGTAGTCTTGATCCAGACGCTAGCCGAGAATGGGCTGGTCTGCGTCGGCAGCCCCAGCGCCGATACGCTGGTGAGGGCGACATAGCCGTTGCCATTGAACGACAGCGCCGACCCGATCTGACCACTGACCAGGGTAGTGCCTGATCCGGAGATGATGCCGGTATTGCTCAGGCCGCCAGTATCGGTGGTGACCGTATCATCAAACGGATAGTGCAGAACCAGATTGGCAAAAGTAACTGACGTGCCCATCGACTACTCGCCCGTGCCGATGTACCTGATACGTGCCGATTGCACGTTAACCACGCCGGTGTTATCCACGATCACATCAGCCGCGGGCTGGCGAATGATGGCGTTGTACACGCCCGATTGTGCCAATGCTCCGGACAGCGCCAGCCGGGTCAGGTCAGCGCCGATCCAGTTAATGGCGACAATCAGCTGCCCGACCGCCGCAGTCGTCTCAGCCATCAGCGACGCCTGATCGACCCCGGGGAACAGCACCACATCAACGTCGATCATTGCGTTGACTACCCGCGGCCGGATCACATTCAGAACGTCGGTCAGCCCCATACGCCCCATATACGGAGCGGCAATATACTCATACACCGCTTCAATCTGATTGGCGGTCGGATATACCACGGCATTCGGTTGCAACGACCAGCTATTAAGATTTAGCGGATCCTGCACCCATATCGTGTTGATTGTGCCATCCGGCAGGATGGCCAGGTAAACGTTGCCAGTGTGCGGGACAGTAAATGCCGACGCGTCCTTCAGCGGCAACTCGCCGGTAAACTGCGGCGCCGTCAACGCCCAGAACTTGTAGCTCTCATAGACCCCCTGGCCCGGCCCGGATAGGCTAAGAATATTCGGCGCCAGCCACACCCGGGTTTTGTAGGTGGCGTCCGGCTCCTGCGTGCCCGGCCCGTTCCAGGTGCCATTGGCCACGGTCTTACGGGGCACCCCGCCAGGATAGCGCGAGGCAATCGCATCAATATCAGAGCCAGTCGAGAACGCTAAAGTAATCGCCCGTGCCGCCTGATTTACCCGATCTCGTACCAACAACTCAAAGTAGGCGTTGAGCTCCTGATTGATCTTGATCGGATCAAATTCTAAATTGGCAACGTCGTACTGCGCTGCGTTGGGTGGATCATTATTGTTCCAGAATGCGATCAGCTGATTCATCCGCGCCGCCAAGATGTCCTCGGTGCTGATCGTCTGCAGCACCTGCATAGTTGGCAGCAGCTCAGGGCGAATGACGCTGTAGCGCGACTGGGTGGTACTAACCAGCCCCGCGCCCGGAGGATTTATAGCAGTGGTCGTAGCGCCGTTGCTCATATCGACCCGCGCGGATAAATATCCCACAGATTAGCACCGCGGCTAACCGTGGCGTTGTACTTGGTAACGTATGGTGTGAAATCTCCCAGGTGGGCACGCGGGCGATAGATCCCCTCCTGACGAAAGAGGGTCTGCCCTAGTCGAATCAGATCCGCAGAGGCCAGCGTAGAGGCCGACCATTGTAGAAGTGCATCACCCATGAAATACACCTGCTTGATTCTGTAGTTTGGCTCCCAGATGTCGATAGCGGAAGCGATGGCCCAGAAGAACCGGGTAACCACTCGCGGTACCAGGCTTTCGCCAAGAATATGAGGCACAAACGAGCCGACCCAGCGCCGCAACACCCGCTCATGAAATGGTGTGGCGAAAATCAGCTCCAGCGACTGCTCAACGTGATCCCACCCCTGGAGCAGCTTGCCAGTTCGACGATCCATGCCGTTACGCGACGGGGCAATGAACGCAGTCTGATCACGTAACCCCGGCCAGATAGCATTAACCACATCGAAGTACGGCGTAGCCAGCGGGTCAGTCGGTAGAGTGGTGCCAACCGTCGTGCCCGTAAAGGCACCATACGTGGCCACGGGTAACTGGCCACTCGGGAAATTACGTATACCGTTGCTCATACCAGAGTGACTCCCCGCTTAGGTTGGGGGGAAAACCCGAACGGGGAGCCCACGTTGCCGCTTGGGGGGCGGATTTGGGGACGACAACGTGTTTTCAATTACGTTTCAGTATCGGGCGGAGGCGGCGCCCCAGTATCGGGCCCAGCAACGTCCTGGTGCTGGTGCGGGCGATGATGCTCAACCTTCTGCACCGACCCGCTATCGAGATAAAACTTGGCCTGAGCTTCATGCAGGCGTACAAACTGCTTGCCGCCGCGATGAAATACCTTAGCGCCGGCAAACTCGCCGCGCAGATCGGGTCGATGGCTGGGATCAAGAATCTCGTACTCATGCGTCGATGGCTGCTGCCTGGGCGCCAGTCGTGCCGCATGATGATGGCGGATTGCTTTGTTGGACATGTATCGGCCTCCTATTTGAACTACGCGTTGTTATTGGGAATATCACACTTCATCAACTGGATCGGCTTAGTACTGTAGCAGCCCTTGTCGTTAACCCAGACGGCGAAGTCACCCATGCAAATCTTGGCACCCTTTTTGTGCGAGGCATAACGCGCAGCCTTGTCACCCTCACCGACCCGCCCAGTGCAACCGTCCGACTCATGGATGCTGGTCGATACGACCGACTTAGCGTTGTCCTGCTGCTGGCCGCCGCTCTGCTTCTGACCCGGCTGCCCGCCACCACCACTACCGGCCTGCTGCGGCTGCCCGCTCTGTTCCTGATGTTGCGGATTGTTCTGATCCTGGTCCATAATCTCGACAGAGTGAAAATGCTTATCGCTACCGCCACCGCCACCGCCACCGCCACCCTGGTTATGCACCAGCAACATTGACTCGCTGCCGACTTCACGAACAAAGAAGTTATGATTGTTCTTGATCGTAAGATGAAACACCTTAGTATTGGGCGGAACAGTCAGGTCCTTAACCGACTCAGCAACCACAACGGTGCCAAGATGATTACGCAAGGTCTCGTTGAAAAACATCGAATTG